ACCGGTTAAACCTTGTGCTCCGCCACCTGGGCCGGTTGGTCCTTGAGGACCAGTTGCACCTACACCTGTTGCGCCCGTTGCTCCTGTTGCTCCAGCAGGACCGATAGGTCCGCGAGCAGTAGTGGTAGTAGTAGAAGAAACGTTGTAGCCAGTTGATGTTGGGACTAGGCGAGCGATTTGTGTAAATAAATCAATGTCTGATCCGTTGCCGATAGGCAAGAACACTCTTACGTTTACAGACTTAACTCCGTTAATACGGATAGCAACTTCATACGCCCAACCTGCTGGAGAAACAAGTGGGTTGTCGGTAGTTGGAAGCTCTAGTGAGAACGAGCCGGTGCCGTCTAGCGATACTGTAGTTGCGCCACTTAAGACAACGGCATTGTCGGTATCAGTTACAGTAGACGTCGGTGTAAACGAGATAGTTCCTACACCTGCGATACCTCTTGATGATACATACGTGCCTATGACGGTACGCGTTACAACGTCCTCAGACCAGCTTGGCACAGAAGCTCCGTTCCTAAAAAAACTCAATGCACCTATATCTTTATCAACATAGCAAAGACATCAATAGGAGACAGGTACATACTACCAAACATATAAAATCTTTACTTGGATACTTTATTATTTATTAGCTGGAATTACGCTAACATCGAGCCTTGGATCGTGATCTTTACCTACAACCATGGTCAATATACCTGGGTTAGACTCTAGACCACGTCGGTCTCTAAACCATGCGGAGCCTGGGTCGACCGTCGGACATTGCGCCCAGAATCTGCCGCCAACATCCATTGATCTAAAGTTGTGGAAATGTCCTGACAGCCAAACATCACATCCGCCCAGCGCAGTCTGGCCTGCAGCCTGCTCTGACAGATATTTAGTAACATCTTTTCCACTTTGATGACCGTGAAATAGTCCAATCATAGTTCCGCATACTTCAACTGCAAGTGTTTGATGATCCTTCGCAGGGAACCTAAACTCAACATGTGATAACGCGCTACTTTCCGCGCAGATAGACTGAGCTACGTTTGCAATATGAGTGTTCCATCCTTCAGATGGGTCAAGCGCAACTTGGCGACTTACTTCATCATGGTTTCCGTTTACAACCGCAACGACAACGTGATCTACTAACGGGGCAAATGCCTTGATTTGCGCCATAAGCATTCCAATGCCTACGCGTATTTGTTCGGTAAGACCCATGTCTGACGCAGAGTGGCTTTGTAGTCTTCCGCCCTGAGAAACGGTTCCTTCAACGTGATCTCCCAGTAGCGCGATTACAACCGTGCCAATATTTCTTCCAACTTTTCTAAGGTCATGTAGACGATGAACCGCACCTTCAGTAGCTGTTTCTAACCGCGCCACAGTCTCTCTAGTACCTTCTCCGTTTGATTTTTTACCTAACTGCTGGTCGCTAGGCGCAAAGATAAACGCGAGGTCTCCAGTTGTCACGGGAGGCTTCTTTCCTGGCTTCCAATTTTGTAGACTTTTCATTAGATCTTTTATGTCTACGTCTAGCTCTGTCTGAGATGCTATCGGCACAATGTTAATTCTTTGTGATTCTAAAAGCTCGCCGTCGTACCTTTGCCAACGTGATTTTCTTACCGATGTAATTGCCCAATGGTCTGGGTTAAGGTCAAACTCAACTAGTAACTCTCTTGCGTCAGGAATATCAGTAATCGGGCGTGGTATCGAGATTACATAACCGCCGTCGTCTCCTACGTCCATACGCGGACGCCATGCCTCGTCGGGAGCGCTGTTCTTTGTCTTAAAGTCTGAACCCGAGCGCCCTGGAACAGAGAGCTTATCAAATAATGTCATCTAGTTAATACCTACGCACTAATCTTAGGATTAGATCCGAAGCATCGGCACGCGCCGCGACGGTGCTTTGTCACCGCAGCGTCACCTACGTCTAATCCTTCGTCTCGTAGAGCAGCGGCAATAGCCGTGTTAGGAAGACGTCCTGGAGCACCGTAAGGAACCTCAAGTACCTCGGCAAGCTTTGCCTTATCTTCCTTTGAAAGTTGTTCGCCTGTTAGTAGGCTTCCTATCTTGCACGGTAGACCCGCACCGATTCCTGAGGATTGAGATAAACGTTCTGCAAGTGACATATAGCTCTCCAAGTATTGTCTACACGCTACTTAACGGCATCTCCGGTTAAGTGAACCATAAGCCTTGAGCTAACGGTTAGGAAAATTGTAACAAGAAGTAAGCAAAAGTACTGCTTATTAGGCAAATAAATAGTTAATTAAAAAGTAATGTTAACTGTACTTATAAGTGTACTTACAGCAGGAATACAGTACAGAAAGACGTAAAACAAGACAAAATAAAACTGCTTCTGTTATGCGGTTGAAGCCTTCTTTTTGCGTGGTGCCTTTGTCATCTTTGGTTCAACTGGAGCAGGGCCTTGATGCATTTCGGGAAGAGATAGAAGCTGAAGAAGAACGTCTTTAATAAACTTAACCTCTGTGGCTGTCTGCTTAGCTAGTGCCCCGTGCGTATTTATCTGATCCTTCATGGAGTTTCCTCCATTTTCCCAAAGTTGGTACTCAACCCTTTCCATGCGTTCAGACATAGTTCTTCCTTTGTCGTCTACGCCGATGGCAGTCTCAACGCGGTTGATGACCTTGTAGATCTTATAGATGAAGGCTAGGAGAAATAAGCCTCCGCCTACGATTCCAACCATTGCGCCTACCTGCATTGATAGTTGATTAAGCAAGGTAGTTGCCTTTCAGTTAAGTATCAAAGATATATCAAATTATATATTAAGGATTAAAGTATTAGTTGTTTCGGTTGTTTACTTATATGGTACGTACCCTTTATAGTCGCCAAGTAACAAAGATTCTAAATAAGTGATATGATAGAGTTTCTCTAGAAAAATTAGAGTTTTATAATTATATTTGATTGGAGTTAACGACGAAAAGATGCTAGAGCAAGGTAACTGCGTATGAGCGCATGGGAATCAGCAGAGGGACGTCTAGGTCCTGCTGCAAATTGGTACGCGACTCATAACTGGTCTATACTTCCTTGCTATGGAATCGTCGGAGGTCGTTGCACTTGTGGCGGCGCACACGTTGAGCCAAAGGACGTAGGCAAGCACCCATCACTTCCAGAGTGGAACAAGTTTGCAACTACAGACGCTGCAACTGTAGACTCTTGGTGGGACAGAGATCCAAACATGAACATCGGTGTCATGTGTCGCTCCAGTGGATTTTTTGTAATTGATATTGATCCGCGCTCAGGTGGACCAGATTCATTTGAAAAGTTTGAAGCATTAGTCGAAGGATTCCTGCCTCCAACAGTTGAGGCAATCACGGGTGAGTACACAATCGCCGGTGGAAAAGTTATGCGAGGACGTCACCTATTTTACAAGTGTGAAGAGTCAGAGCAGCTTGTTGGAAATTTAAAGAAAGCAAATCTTCCGGGCGTTGATATTAAACACAACGGATACGTTTTAATTACTCCATCACGACACTTCTCTGGAGTTTGTTACGAGTGGGCACCAGGTCATGCGCCGTGGGAAATTGAGATGGCAACCGCACCTGAAGAGTTACTGCAGTCTCTTCGTAAGAAGAATAGTCGACGCGGTGGCACAAATCTTGGTGAAGGCGATTGGACTTTCCTAGAGGACCTAGACTTTGCTGGCGAGCGCATCGACGTAGAACGTTTGCTTGAGGAAGGAATTGAAGAAGGCTCACGCGCTGTTGATATTTACTCGATGACATGTGCGCTTGCTAATAAGTTTCCAATCAACACCGAGGCTGGTAAACTTGCAGTCGAAACTATGATGATTCGCTTTAATGCTGAAAAAGTGCGTCCGCCACTTGAGCTTGAAGGCCAAGGCGGATTGCTCATGCACGTTCGCAGAGCAATTCAGTTTGTTATTGACAATCCAAAGTCAGAGCGCATGTGGCCAGGACTACAGGAGTGGGCTAATAAGTCTCAAGACGAAACACGTTCTAAGCCTGCAAAACAAAAAGAAATTAGAACAACCGAAAATTATTCACCGCAAGATACATATAACGCACCAGGAACTATCGGCGGATCAATTACACAGTCAATCTCAGATGGCGATTCAATTTCTGAGGCATCAAGTCTTTTAAAGATGGATGTGCCTAAGGACGTTGACGCTATTAACGAGAACGACGGTGGAGAACCTGGTAAGCGCACGCTTACAGATACGGGAAACGGTCGTCGTCTTGTAGATTCGTTTGGTCCTGCAATTCGTTACACACCTGGGCTTGGTTGGTTTCACTGGGACGGTGGATACTGGAAGCCGGACGTAGAAAATCTTGAACTACAAGAGTTAACAAAAAAGCTTGCACCGGTCATTGCATCCGAGGTTGTTAACTATGAGGATGCAGACAAGCAAGCAGAGTTAATGAAATGGGCATTACAAGCAAAGTCTAACTCACGCATTGCAGGCTGCATTGAAAACGCAACATCAGACCCTCGCGTACAGGTTGAGGTTAACGCATGGGATTCAGACGAAACACTACTTGGTGTTGCCAACGGAGTTATTGATCTTCGCACAGGTGAGCTTCTTAAAGGACGTCCTGATTTGTTTATTACTCGCCGCGCACCTGTTGCATACACGCCAGGTATGCGAAATGTTAAGTGGGAACAGTTCTTAGACTTTGCAACATCAGGCGATAAAGAATTACAGGACTGGCTACAACGTGCAGCTGGCTACTCGTTAACTGGCTTGCGCACATATGACGTGATGTTCTTAATCTACGGCCCTGCAGGTTCAGGTAAGAACACATTAGTTGAAGCTTTAGTTAAATGCATGGGCACACAGCAATACGCCTGGCCACTTGACTCATCAATCCTTGCACAAGGCGATGGCCAAGCAAACGGATCAGATCTTTATCACTGGGCAGAGTTACGTGGCCGCAGACTAGTATGGGTTGACGAGTTACCAGAGTCTGAGCGTCTCAAGGAAAACTCAGTTAAGAAACTTACAGGCTCGTCTGAAATCTCTGCACGCTCACCTGGAGAAAAACCGTTTACATTCTCATCGAGAGCTAAGCTGTGGGTTACAACAAACCACCGACCTATCATTAACGATGATGCGATGTGGCGTCGTATTCGCCCTGTTCCATTAACGAACGTTCCTGAATCTCCAGACCCAGATTTGAAGCACTATATATTTGACCCTGAAGGCGCGTTGCCCGCGGTTCTATCCTGGGCAGTTGAAGGCGCAATTAAACTGCTTGGTTCTTCTGCACGTGATGCGCTTGGAACCTGTAAGGTTGTAAGCGAGGCGTCTGAAATTTACAGAAAGAACGAAGACCGTATCGGTATCTTCTTATCAGAAGAGACAAAGGAGTCTGAAGGAACGGTTGTCCCTATTAAGGCTTTGTACTCTGTCTACCGCGCGTGGTCCGAAGAGCGCGGCGAAAGACCAATGACACAGATTGCATTCCAGCGTAAGATATCTGATCGCGGGATGACAGTAGTTGGTCTTGGTTCAAAAGCTGAAATTCAAGGTAGAACACTTCTCCCGCGTGCTGTACAAACTGGCGAGGTCGATTGGGGTCTTGCTTCACGATACTCTCGCGGTTAGGAAGATTCAATGCGCAAGCAACGCAAGGCAAAGAACGTTTTACCTCTTATACTTTTTATTATTGTAGCAAGCTCAACGGGAGCTGTTGCAGCAGACAAGCCAAAATCATTTGCATCGGTTGACGCTGCAATTAAAGCGTTAAAGGTTGCGCCAGACGTACGCGCTAACTACGCGCGCAGTAACTTTAAGCATTGGTCAGATCTTGATAAGAACGGCTGCAACACACGCAACGACGTAATTCTTCAAGAGGCTCTTGAAAAGCCGAAGGTTGATGCCGGATGCAAGATTGTGAAAGATACAGGTAAGTGGTACTCTGCTTATGAAGGCGCAACCATTACTAATTTTTCCGCGCTAGACGTTGATCACTTCGTGCCGCTAGCCGAGGCGTGGGACTCAGGCGCAAACAAGTGGGACGCAGCAAAGCGTGAGGTATACGCAAATGACATGGGAGATCCTATTTCTCTTATTGCAGTATCCGCCGCAACAAATCGTTCAAAGTCAGATCAGGATCCAGGAGAATGGCTTCCTGTTCTAGCTAACTATCATTGCGCTTACGTTAAGCAATGGGTACAGGTAAAGATTCGTTGGTCATTGACCGTTGACGAAAAAGAGCTAAAGGTACTTAAGGACGTTAACGCTAAGTGCCCTAAGACTAAGATGTCAGTTATAATCGTTAAATAAAAAACTAGTAGAGAGGTAAACGCTATGTGCGCAACATGCGGATGTAAGTCAAAACCAAAGCCAAAGCCAAAGCCTAAAGGAGGCAAGTAAAATGGCAGCAGCACAAGGAACAGCCGCGCGACTAATTGAGGTTGCACTTGCTGAGGTAGGAACTGTAGAAGGTCCTAAGGATAACGAAACAAAGTACGGTGCGTTTACAAAGGCAAACTTCTTGCCTTGGTGCGGAAGCTACGTAATGTGGTGCGCAAACCAAGCTGGAGTTAAGGTGCCTAACACTGTCTCAACAGTTGCAGGATCAGACGCATTCAAGAAGCAAAAGCGTTGGTACGACAATGACGGAGTAAACGTTCCTGAACCTGGCGACATTATTTACTTTGACTTCCCAGGAGATGGCGTTAACCGTATTTCGCACGTTGGTATCGTTGTCAAAGCAGATGCTAAGACTGGTATCGCAATTTGCCTCGAAGGTAACACCGCAGGAGCTCCTAGTGGAGATCAGCGTAACGGTGGAGAAACTTGTAAGAAGGAGCGTGGGTTTCGTAAGAACAACGCAAAGAAACTTCTTATGGGAGTCGTCGGTTGGGGTCGTCCAGACTACGCGGGATCTGCAGCTGCTCCAGTTCCTCCTAAGGTAGTCAAGGAAAAGGACGCAACAGGCAAAGTTTATCCTGGCGAGACAATTGATCCAGGTGAGGCTGGCGTACACGTCAAGACTGTTCAGGCTGCCCTAGGCATTAAACCAGCCGACGGTCAATTTGGTCCAGTCACAAAGAAAGCTGTGATGGCCCACCAGAAGGCTAAGAAGCTGCCTGTAACTGGCGTGGTAGATGCTAAAACATGGAAATCTATTACAGGATTGCCCATAAAGTAGCGCGAACACTTAAAAACAGGTATACAGTATTACTAGTTTTTGACGTCCAGGGAGAGAACGTCTGAAACATAAAGAGCCGGACAGCGCGAGTAATTGCGCGTCCGGCTCTCTTTAATTTATGTTATTAAACTTCTACCCAGCTCACAGTATCTTCATCCCATGTATAAATCTTGTCGTCTGTTGGCATCGGTGTTGGGGCTTCCCAATGAGAACCATTGCGGATCCAAGATGCAAACGGCTGAGGTGTTATAAAAATATCTTCCTCTGCGTTGTACAAAAAACCAATACCTGCGTACGTACCGCGGATGTTGTTGTTGTAGCTGGTGCGCTTGCATACCTGGCCGCGGAACTCGCCATAATGAGCTTCCCAATCGGAGATGCCGTCTACGACCTCATCTTCGTTTCGTCCCACGATAACCTCAGTTACCACATTGTTTTCATCTAAGAATGCGTAGTGTGCCATTATGTCCAGCTCACATTTCCTGTGCCTTGAGTGATTGTTGTGACTTTAAATCCGCCGGCAGGTGCTGCAGTAGAACCAGTCAAACCTGCGCCGATTGTAATTGTGCGTGTATCAGGATATTTAAGAATAACTACACCAGAACCGCCGTTGCCACCGTCAGGTTGCGGTGTACTAAAACCAAATGCACCTCCAGCACCGCCGCCTCCTGTATTAGGAAATCCATTACCTCCATTACCTGTAGTGCCTGAACCGCCACCGCCTGTTCCTCCAGCCCCACCAGCCGTACCTCTTGGGTCTCCAGCACCAGCACCGCCGCCTGCTCTAAAAATACTTGAGCCCGTAATAGTTGAAGCTAAACCAACTCCGCCTGCGCCTGATGTGCCACTTGAAGGGAATCCACCAGTTTGATTATTTCCATTACCACCAGCTCCACCTCCGCCAGCAGGTCCATTTGTACCAGCACCATCAAAACCTTGTCCTGCAGTACCAGCACCACCTGCTAAACCACCACCTGAACCGCCACCTGAGCCGCCAGTTTTTCCAGCAGTGCCATTTGAACCTGAACCACCACCACCAATCGAGGTAATAGTTGAAAACGTTGAATCAGTTCCGCTAAAACCATCTGTTGTTGAATATGCCGCTGGGCTAACGCCACCTGACCCGCCTGCACCAATTGTTACTGTATAGTTGACACCACTATTAATTGTTAATGAAGATTCTGCAGCAGCGCCACGTCCAGAGGTTCCGGCACTGGTTCTATATCCTCCAGCACCTCCACCAGAAGCAGAGTTAACTCCACCGCCTCCTCCCCCCGCGATTACAAGAAAGTCAACCGGGATTACTAGAAAAGACTTTGTATTTTGCGATGCGCTTGTTCCTAATATTGGCATAGGCTTATTCTATCTTATGTTGCTTAATCTGATTGTTGATCTAGCACATATTTAATACTAGAAGCAGACCATTTTCCGCCATAGGCAGTAGGGATTCCTTCAACGTCAAGCAGACGAGCTATAGCTCTAAGCGAAAGACCTTTATCCTTCTCAGCGACAATACGATTACGTATCTCGTCTGAGATCAACTGCTTAGGGCCTAGGTCTACACCCCATACTTGCCCACTGTCTCGTCTGTGTTTATGTACATCTTTTTGGCGCTCTGCGATAATGCCTCGTTCCATCTCAGCAAGAGCAGACATGATGGTTGTGACGAATCTGCCTTGATACGTTGAGGTGTCGAGGTTGAGATCTAGAAGTACAAGACGCCAGTTATTCTTAGCCGCGCGGTCTACGATTGACAAGAAGTCAGTGGTAGATCTTGCAAGTCTGTCAATGCGAGTAACGATTAAAGCTTGCGCAGTGCCACTATCTAATCTATTTAGCGCATCACGCAAGACGGGTCTGCCTGTAATTGACTTGCCACTACGGCCTTCTTCAAGCAAGACTTCTACACTTGAGAAGCCTGCAAACTCCGCCGCATTGCGTAAAGTCTTCTCTTGAGCTTCCATACTCATGCCGTCATTAACCTGCATCTGTGTACTGACTCGGGCATACAAAAGAGCGTGTTCTACCTGCTTTTCAGGCTGTACATTCTTAGTCAAAAACAGTACCTTCTATCGCTAATGTACAATATTTCAATACCTACAACTATACAAAGACATTGTACACCCTTAAGGTCAAGGATGTACGG